TATCAATTTGAACTAAACGGTGAATTAGAACAAGTAAATTTAAACCCTGGAGAAACAGTCATATTTGATCCTGATTTAGTAGGTCACGGTATGGTTAATCAATCAAAAGACAAAACTAGATATTCTTTAGTACAAGTATTTAGTGCCTATCCTGTTACCCCTTGGTTAAAAGACTTTATTAACAAAGATCATATAGAAATATTATGAACATAGATTTCGGAACTGCGTTTCACAAACCAAACGGAAACGCTGTGAAAGTAACTATCAACGAATTTAGAGATAAACTTTATCTACACATACGAGAGTACTCTATGGATGGAGATACTGGACAGTGGTATCCAACAAAATCAGGGTTTTCTATCCCCGCTGATGAAGTTAGCTCTCTTATACCCCTACTTGAAGACGCAAGTGACGCGGTTGCAAAAAGGTATATTTGGAATACGCAATTAGAATTAGAATTGGAGAACGACTATGAGTATTAAAGCTTGGAATGATGAGCAGGAAGCAGAACTCATTAAACTTTATACTGAAGAAGGACAAAAAGACGTTTATAAATTATCTGATCACTTCTCAAAAGGTTATAGAAGTGTTATAAGTAAATTAGTTCAATTGAAAATTTACGAAAAACCTGTTGTTGAGGAAGATGATAAGTCTCAAACAGTAAAAGTAATGTTAAGAGAACTAGAAGATATTTTAAACATAGAAATTGAAGGTGTAAATCTTAATAAAAAAGAAAATCTTCAGAAACTTCTTAAAGCAGTTAGAGACAAGGTTGCTTAATGGCTACTAAGAAAAACAAACTGAATAAGGTTTGGATGATTCCTGAAGGTGAGAAGCGGTCTGCCGCTTCTTATCATTTCGTCCATCCTAAAACTATGTCTCAAATCAGAAATGGAGTTAAACTAAGGATGAGAAGATACCATCCTAGACTAAGACAACACGTCTGGTTTGTAGAGACTAAAATGCCTCCTCACTCTAAATAGGAAAAAAATATGGTACAAAAATACGAAAGTCATGAAGACTACATGAAAAGACGTACGGAAGAAGATCTTGCTAAGTATGAAGATAGTAAATGGGAAGAATATAAACAATTGCTTGATAAAAAGTATATATTTGAATCCCCAGATAACGGTAAAACTATTTATAAGCGTCCCTTCGGATCTAACTACTCTCAGAGAGTAAAAATTATTTCATCAGATATCAATTATAAATTTGATGAAGATAAATATATTCAAGAAATTAAGGAGTATATAGATTCTACCTACTCTCAACACTACTCTACTAATAAATTTCAATCTACTGAAGTAATCATAGACAGGGGACATGGTACTGGGTTTTGTATGGGTAATGTAGATAAATATTCTAACCGTTATGGTAAAAAAGGTACAAAGGATGATGCTAGAAAAGACTTATTAAAAGTAATACATTACGCTCTTCTACAGCTTTATGTACATGATACACAAGATAAATTCATATAAAGCTTTCTCAGTTCTCAAATTATTGATATATTCTTTATATGAATTATAAAGAACTCAAACAACTTATTCAAAAACATAATCATGCGTATTATGATCTAGCTGCTCCGACAATCTCGGATTCAGAGTGGGATCAACTATATGATAAGCTTGAAGCTATGGAAAAGGCTCAAGGCTGGTATGATTATGATTCTCCTACTATTCAAGTAGGTGGTACAGCTGGAAAAGTTACTCATCCATACAAGCTTTACTCTCTTCGTAAAGTTTACGATTCTGAAGAAGTTGATTCATGGATGAATATCAAACTCCCTAAAATTGACGGTACTAACCTGACTCTCATTTATCGTAGAGGCAAGCTTAAGCTTGCGCTAACTCGCGGTAATGGAGAACAAGGTGAGAACGTCACACACCTTGTAGAGTTTTTGAAAAATGCTCCTGCAAGAATTAATACAGAGTATGATGAGGTTGTTATTAATGGTGAGTGTGTAACTGACAATTACGTTGATAACTTCAGAAATTATGTAAGTGGTGCACTTGGATTAAAAGACGCTCTTGAGTTTAGAGATAGAAATATTAATTTTATTGCACATGACTGGCTAGGGGTAGAACTAAACTATCTTGCCAGAATGAATATTGTTAAAAATATGGGATTCTTTACAGTATTACATGAACGTGCTTGGGAATACCCAAAAGACGGAATTGTATATCGTTGTGATTCATATGCAAAGTCTCAACAAATTGGATATACCTCAAAGTATCCGAAGTTTGCTGTGGCTTTAAAAGAGCGAGAAGTAAAGACTGCAATTACAACATTGCAAGACGTACTATGGGTAGTAGGTCGTACAGGCACAGTGAATCCAACGGGTATTGTTGATCCTGTGATTCTGGATGACGCTACTATCTCTCGTGTAACTTTACACAATATAGGAATTATTGAAGAACATAACCTTGGTCTAGGCGATATGATTCAGATTGAAAGAGCAGGGGGCGTAATACCAAAATTTATAGGCGTTGTTCAACACTCTGAACATGGTATTAAAATTACAAAAAGTCATGCAGAACAAACAGTAGGCGCAACGACAAAAAGAGACGGGCCTAGACTGCTGGTTGCGGATAAAAACAATATTAACACGTCAAAAGTTTTAGAACACTTTATCAAAACTATTGATATTAAAGGATTAGGTCCAGCTTCTGTTCAGAAGATGGGACTAACACACCCAGTTGATTTATATGAGGATCAAAACTGGGCAAAACTTGGTGCTAACGGTGCCAAAGTAGAAGCTGAGATTGAAAGAACTAAGACAAAACCTTATAATACTGTTCTTGCTTCTCTTGGAATCCCAGGTGTGGGTAAGCGTGCATCTAATCTAATTATTAGTCACATTCCTGCGTTTAGAAATTTAAGAGACATAGAAACTACAGAAATAAAAGGTGTTGGTCCTTCAACTGTAGAATCAGTACTTTCTTGGCTTGATGAGAATGAAGAATGGGTGACAACCTTACCTCTTCAGCTAGAACAGAATGTCACAGTTGAAGAAGTTGTAGGAACACCTGCTCGTAAAGTTTGTATTACAGGGAAGCTAGATATGACTCGTGGTGATCTTGCATATCGTCTTGAAAGCAAAGGCTTCAAAGTAACATCAACAGTCACTAAAGATTGTTATGCTCTTATTACTGGCGGTGATACAACATCGTCTAAATATAAACGTGCTATTACTCTTGGTGTAAACGTAATTGATTATTGGTCAAACCAAAATGAAGTATTGTCTGGGACATTTTAATGTCTCAAATAATACTATTGAATGATGCAACATACCATAAGCACCCTCTGTCTACTAGGCCAGCGGGAGGTCATGCAATAGCCTCGGCTTTGCGTTCTGGAGGTTTTGAGTGTGAAGTAATTGATTGGTTTACGTCTTTACCAGACTTTTTTGATATTCTTAGGAATGTATCTTCAGAAGATACTAAAATATTAGCTATTAGCTCTACTTTTCTAGCTCCTGCTTCTTCTGTGGGAGAAAATAAAGCTGTCGCAGATATGACAGGTTTTGGGGTATATAAAGACGAAAACGTAGATGATGCATCTTTTCATGCAGAAGCCATATACGATAGAAATCTTTATATGTGGCTTGAGACAAAAGAAAAAGCAGAAGAGTGGTTTAAAAAAGTAAGAGAGATTCTCCCAAATGTTTCAATCATAATGGGAGGTCCAAGAGTAGCAAGAATATTCAAAATACTAGAAAAAAAGTATATTGAAGATTTACCCTTGAGAGAGGTTGAGTATTTTATAGTTGGTGAAGGGGATGACGCAGTTTTAAAAATTGCAGATAAAATTATCAACGGTAAAAATAACTTTTTGAAAACCCTTTCTATCAATAATTTAAATTTCGTATTTGCAAATAGATACGATAAACCAATACCTCCTATTACTTACACAAAAAATACTTTTGCAGTAAAAGGAGAGTGGTTACCTCTAGAAGTAAGTAGAGGTTGTAAATTTAACTGTTCTTTTTGTAATTTTGAAAAGAACGTTTATAGAAAAAAAGATAGAAAAACATTGATTGACGAGCTAACTCGTAATTATGAAATGTTTGGAACTCAAGGGTATCATATTACATCTGATTGTTTAAATGATTCAAAGCAATATGTAGATATTTTTACAGACGCAATAAAAAGTTTAAACTTTAAGATTGAATACGCCAGTTATTCAAGACTTGATCTATTTCATAAGTATGATGATATGATGGATCAACTTTTAGAGACTGGTTACAAAGCTGGGTGGTTCGGTATTGAGACTTTTAACCACGAAGCAGGAAAAGCAGCAAGAAAAGGTCTTAATCCTGATAGGGTAAAAGAACTTTTACATATTTTTAAAGAGAGATCTGAAAAATATGGTGGATTTTGGTTGAGTGTTTACTTAGTCTTAGGATTACCAAAAGAAACTGTTGAATCAACTCGTGATACTATTAACTGGTTTGTTAATAATAAAATAATTGATGAAGTTTCTGTGTCTGTTTTAGATATCGCTGAATTTTCAGAATTATTAGTTGATATGACAAGCTTTAGCGAACACTCAACGAATCCTGAAAAATTCGGACTTACAGAGCTATCGTATAATCCTTTCTTTTGGAAACACGATACGATGGATCTCAATCAAGCAATAGCTTTAAAACAAGAGTTTAAAGAAAAGATGATTAATCATAAAGTAACTAGATTTGGTGGTGGTGCTCAGAATGAGTACGGGTCAATTAGAACTTTAGGATTTACCCATGACCAAACAGTCAAGCTTCTTAAAACTAAATTAGGAAAAGCTGGGGCTAACCTTATCAATGTTGATAAAAATTTAAAAAAGTCTGTAAGAAATCAGATCATAAGTATAAGTCAAGAAAAACTTAAAAAATATAATGACTCTATGCTAAGTTTATTTATCAAAAATACAAAATAACCAAAATACTAAAATCTGTCACATTTCAGTTGCTTGTTGTTTAGTTTTTCTATAATATCTCTATATAAAGTCAAGAGACAAACAAAACTCTTGAAAATTCAACAAAACTTAAAGTTCGAGGGGAACAATACATGTCTAAGTTTGAATATACTGATGAAATGGTCACTCGTATGCACGATGTTGCAGGTTCGGGTGTAACTGAAGAAATTATCGAATCTCTTATGGAAGAATTCGATTTTCCACGTCGGTCAGTCACAGCTAAATTGCGTAAGCTGGGCTACGACGTACCAAAGAAGCCAGGCGCAGCTCCTGTCTTCTCAGCTGAAGAGACTGATGCGCTCGCACAGTTCTTGGAAGCAAACTCTGGTAATATGACCGCAGAAGAAATTGCTGACTCCTTTATGGATGGTAAATTCACTGCTCGTCAAATTAACGGTAAAGC